ATAACGATAGGCTGGTTCATCACAGTTTTAACGACCTCAATGACATCTCTTGCATTATCACTAATGATTTCGTTTGTTTCTTTGTCAATGTCGATAGGTTCTAATTCTTCTTCGCTTGAACTTTCGCTACTAGAACTACTTGGCTCAACTTGGCTTGTTTCGTTTTCTGCATACACAAAACTTGGTTGTCTTGTTCCACTTATAAATATACAACTTGCTAAAACAAATGTTGTAATTAAAGCAAATAACTTTTTCATTATAAATTACCAACCTTTCTTAAAATTATTTGGAAATCATTTGGTGTGCTATCAATATCTAAATCTTTATCGTTAAAAATAAAGTCATAGAAATCTTGTTGAAATTGTGCATTGTCATTGATATATCCTAAATCAACAAAGTTATCATATAAAGACTTGGCTAGTAAAAAATCTCTCCTTGTTAATTCGTGGATATGATTTACAACTCTTGCTTTCCATTCTTTGTCATAGAGTTCTTTTTTCTCTTGTTCATTCAAGTATTTCTCTTGTTCATTTTTGAGTGCATTATATTCTTTTTCACTAACATAAAGAACTTTGGAAACACGCTCACAATGTTTGTTTTTATCGTATAAAACATTAACTAATATTTTCTTATCGTTCATACAAAATACCCCTTATACAATAAAATTAGCACATTTGAACACTCAAATAAATACTTTATTTAGTCAAGTCCCATATTAGTCGATATAAAAAAGCACTCTTGCGAGTGCCTTTTATTGCCTATCTTCTTGGTCTAGGTCTTGTTGGGCTTTTCTTTTTACCACAAGGCATATCATTCAACCTCCACATACTCTCTTGGCTTATCTTTGTATTCGGTTGCCTCACTATAAACTCTGTCACTACCTTTGATTTTGAGTTTACCACTATCGGCTTTGACTAGAACATAGCCACGCTTTTCAATTTTGTGTATCATAAGTTATTCCTCTGTAACCCAAGTTAATGTGCCACTAATGTTTTTAAGCACTTGTGTTTCATTTGCGTTGTAACCACTTAACGATTTTAAGTAAGTTTCAAACTTGGCATTGAGTTCGTTATTTAATGCGAGATTACTTGGTGTACCTTGTGTGTAGTTATACATTGTGTCAACAAATGCTTTGTTGTCAACAGGGTAGAAAATGAGATTACCTTGTGGAACATCACTATCCCAAGACATAGAGCCGAAGTCATCAATGACTAGGTTTTCACTATATGTTGTGCCTTGTTCGGTGTATTGGTCGGCACTTGCTAATGGATAATTTGTTGTTGTTCCGTCAGTTGTTAAAGTGCTATCGTTCTCATCTCCGCTTTGATAAGCACGAGTTCCAACTAAATAGTGAATTAAACCGTTTGGTTCTTTATAGTCTTTTACTTTATCATCTCCACTACCAGCACTTCTTAATGTTTCAGTGCCTGTGTCATTATTGGTTAGGACTTGGTATGGCTCATAAGTTAAGCAACGTGGCTCTGGAACACCTGCCGATTTTTCGTAATAAAGGTTAATAGAAATATCGTGGTTGTAAGTTCCACCATAATCAAGTGCAAGAGTTATTTTAATATATGCACAATTACTAGGTGTTGTATGATTATATCCTGCATTTGTATCGCGATATAAAAAGTTTTTATCTTTATCGTAATAGCATAATCTAACATATCCATTATTTGAATAGTAGTGAGTATTAGGTATTACTTGTGTAAAGTTTTTAGAACGAATGGCACTAGTGCTAGAAACATTGTGACCAGTTCCATCTATATAGCCTTGTTCCCATTCTTCGTCCCATTGGTTCATACCAATACACTTGATATATCTACCATTAGCGTTGACTAATTCGCCTTGGTTATATGCTAGGCTACCTTGGTAATAACGTAAGAAATTGCTTGGGTTATCAATAATGTCTTGTGGAATATCACCATTGAACCATTGGGTAAGGTCGATGAGATATATTCCATAAATTGTGATAGCAGACCAGTCGCTTCTTCTTACATCTTGAACTCTAATTACTGTTGCATTTACATCATTAGTAGCAGTAAATAATTTTACAAGTAATTGTCTATTGGTAGTTTCTTCTGTATTTACATATTGTGTTGGGTTTGCATCAATGTTAAAACTAACTAAATTACTAGATGTTGCTAATTTAATGTCACAAATACCAATATAAGTATGCCCTTTAATTGTTTTATGTCTATTAGATGCACTATTATACATTCTGCCATCTGTTGCATTTGCAGTAAATGTAGCAACACCATCTATTAGACTACTACTTGACACACTAACGAAACCATAGTTTCCAGTAGATAATGTTTTTGCGTGTTGATTAACCACCACAGTATTTCCTTGTTTTTCTTTCATTAAGGCAAGTGAACCTGTTGAAAAGTCTGGTTGTGTGCCATTGGCAGTTCCAGTTCCTTGCAAGATAAATGGCTCATCTTGGTCATCGCCACTATCTTCATCATAAGGACTTAATTGGTCGGCAACACCAACTGTCATTGTTGGGTAATTACCATCTTTGTTGGCTTTCTTATCAAGTTCTTGTGTGATTACTTTGTTCTCAACTGGGTTTTCACTTGTTGTGCTTAAATAGTCATCAACATCTGCGAACACAAAGCCACTAACCATTTGGTCAATTTGTGCTTTGGTGTAGTAATTAGCAAGAGTTGTAGCAAGACTTGTTTCGGTCACTAAACCACTAATTAAGTCACTAATTGGAATTGTGATAAGTTGACCATTTTTGAGTTCCAAGATAAGACTTTCGGTTGTGTAATCATATCTACCAGTAACCACCATTGTTTCAAGTGGCAAATCCACTGTTTGTGTCGAGATTTCATTACCATTGTTGTCTTTTAACTTTAATGTCATTACAAAGGTAGAATTATCAATAGTGAATTCTAATGACCTACCAAATGTATCAGCATAGTTTTTACTAATGGCATCGTTATTATTGTTTGGTGTATTACCAACTTTGATATTACCATTTGTATCTCTTAATGGAATTGTGCCACTTACAGCATTATTTCTGACACCAAGTTCGGTTTCATTGCCGTTTGTATGACCATAAACGAATGTGCCCACTGTAATTCTCTTGGCTACTCTACCATTTATATTGTTTTGTAATTGAGCAACTTCGGCGTTAAATGTTGTTTCATCAACAAGACCACTCACTAAAGCACCAATAGGAATAATTGTTGGGACACTTGTTGTGGCTAATGTGATAACAATAACATTTTCGTATGTTGTGCCTTGATATGTATAACTATCATAGTATCTTGCGCTAACAACGATACTTTCAAGTGGCAAGTCAACATTGGCTTGCGAAATAACAGTATTAGCACTATTTAATAATTTGACAGTCAAAACATAGTTCTCATCAATGCTGATTTCTACTTTTCCGCCAAAAGTAAAATCGCCATACGTTTTATTGATGGCATCGTATCCTTCACTTGGTAATGTTGGCACTTTTACGTGACCATTACTATCTCTTTGGACAATTTTATCAGCACTAATGGTAACGCTATAAGGTAAAGCACTTTCTTGTCCATTACCATTTGTGCCATAAAGAATGTTAGCACTGTGTTGTCTTTCAACATAAGTTGTTTCTTCGGCATTATCTAAAAAGTCTGCAAATGTATCACTAGCAACACCACTATAACTATATAGTTTCATTTCTTGAATGTCTAACAAGTACAATGCAATAGTGCTACCAACTACATTTACATAGGCTAAAAACTCGTTTCTTGCTGTTGGTGTTAAATTATAACTAATAACAAACATTTTGCCGAGGTCGGCAAGTTCTTCTAATGTTGTATTATCATCAATAACAAATCTTAATAATGCGTGGTCACCACCTAACAAGCCATTTTTCTCGGCAACATTTATTGATTTAACACCATTTGTTTCAACCAACTCATAATAAGTTCCACTGCAATAGAATAGTTGACCATCATTATAACCAGATAAATCGGTTGGCAAAGTTGCAACAACTTGAATTGTGGTAAACACACCAGATTTGTTTGCTAATGCGTTAAGAATGTTTTGGTATTGGTCAACATCAAAACTAAAACCAAGTGGTCTTTGTGGCGCATAGTTAATGGCTAATTTAATAGAGCCTGTTGCGACAACTGTATTATCATCAATTTCACCACTAATAGTTGAGATACCTGTTTCTTGGTCGGTTTCAATTTCAACCTCACCTCTACAACCATTCAATGAAATATAGACCTCTCCTTTTAATTGTGTGTAGAATTGGCTTACGTTAAACACAACGTAGTTTTCTTCGATTTCGTGGTCAATACGAATATCGGTCAATAATTCGTAAAGTATTCTACCATTAGGTAATTTGGCAATAGCAACCCAAGATAGGTTGTTTACACCACCAATATCTCTAACGTAAAAATGTAATTCGTTGACATTGTTCATACCATTGAACGTATTGCCAACTATTGGGTAATGTATAGTTCTCTCTTTATCTTTGTAAGGAAGAAAGTCATTACCGTAAAATATCTGCATAATTCTTTCCATATTTATTCTCCTTTTATGCTAATTTAATTGTAAACTTATAAAGCCAAAAATAAAAGGGCATTTGTTTGCCCTTATTTTAATTTGTAATGGTTTGTTTTTAATACAAGAGTTCGTAAGTTCTCTAAATGCTCACTATCTACATTTCTACAAATAAACAATAAATCTTTTTCTTGTGGGTATAAATCACTATCGTAAGTATCGTTCTTGTTTACTGCGTGTCTGTAAATAGCAACATCTCTACCTGTTGGGAATTGTTGTTGTTGATTATATGTCCAAGTGTCGTTTTCTCTATCGTAAACAACCTTTTCATAATAGTTAATTCTAATCTCGCCATTTTCATTGTATTCGATTTTAACAGCGCCATTGAGTTCCATTTTAGGCTCTAATTCTAAAATACTAACTGTTCGTGGGTCATTAATATCGTTTTGGTTAAGTATTTCACCGACACCACCAATAATCATATCATAGAAATATAAGCAGTCCTCATATTGTTGTAAGATATTGTCACCGATTAATACATTGTCACTATCACCAAGTTGGCACATATATTCAAAGACAGGTATTTCGAGAGCATCTTTGTTATAATTTTGTTCACTAATCTTAAATGTATAATTATCCTCTGCTATTTCGTATAAAGTTTCAGGAATAAAACATTGTGTTCTTAAAGCATCGTAAGGCTCTGGTTGATAATCAAAATATTCATAGTCAACATCGGTTTTTTGTTGCTCGTTTAAGAATAATAACTCAATGTCTTTAAATCTACCTTTATTGTCAGTATAAGAAATAGGAACATTTATTTTTGACCATTGGTCGAATAAGTGAGCAATATCAAAGATAAAATCTCTATTACTATTGGAATAACCAATAATGTTATTGTCCATAAAGTCACAATGCACCACAACTTGCTTATTTAAGATTAAAGTAGAGCAGTCTAATTGATAATACCAAGTGTCACTAGGGTCGGTTTCACCAATTTCGCTATCATAAACAACTTTAATCATTGATATATATTGCTCTGTTCTTTCAAAGTAATTATTAAACGGCAAAACCTTGTCCAAAGTCAAATATGGCTCATTTTGGTTGGCATCATCATAAGTTTCATAACTCAATTCGTAATAGTCACGATAGACTTGCTTACGCTTTACGTTATATTGTTGTGGAATACCATAGTCACGAATATTAGTGTTTGGACTAACCATCGCAGACTTTGTAGAACACCATTTAGACATTGAAAACTCGCAGTCGATAAAGTAACCAAACTCATTGTCTGTGTTTTCATTTTGGTAGAATGTCATAGAAACATTATTTATTACATATAAGTCATTACCTTTTGTAACAAATGAGCCTACTTTTGGCACACTATCAAAGTCAAAATATTGACCATATCTTGTAATGCTATCACTACTAATTTCTTTGGCATAAGAGTTAATTAATTTAGATAGAGCATAACTATCACTTAATTTACCATTTTGGTTATATAATTGAATGTCACGTTTATCTCTTTGATTATCAACTTTAAGTTTTAAGTCGGTCATAGGAATATAATTAATTCTAAATAGAGCAGGTTGTCTATCTGTATCGTATGCCCTAAAAGCAAAGTTTAAATAAATACGATTTGTTGGGTGGGCATAAATCATAAGAGCCTCACTTATTGAACCCTCACCCTCAACAAAATCACTATAAATCATAGCATCTACACTATCTGCATTATAATAGCCATCGGTATAGTTAAAAGCAACTCTATGGTTATGTTCTAGCCATTCAAAACCACGAATTAAATTGCTACCACGTTCCCAATACATAGCAAATATTCTACCACCGTGTTTTTGCACACAGTCCCTAATTTCTTTTGGCAATAATGTAACTTTTTGTGGGTCACCAGTAACGCTAGGTGTAACGATAGGAATATATGGTGCATTTGCGCCCAATGTATATGTATCATCTGGGTTATATTGAATGTCGGTAAAGAAAGTAACTGTATGATATTCTTTTGCTTTTGCCCAAATCATATCTATACCAAGGTCATTCATAATAAAATCATAATCTTCTTGTGAGATACTTTCTGCTCTTAATGCTTGGTCTAAAACAGCAATTATTTTGCTTTTGCTATATTCATTATCATCATAAGATAAACGCATTATCTCAAAAGTAGCACCCCTAATAGCAAATGTAATACTAACTCTTGTTGCAATAAGTTTTAACCAATTAACTTTATAAACATTACTTGGTAATCTTAAAACTGCATTTGCTGTTGTGATTTCATATTCAGTTCCACTTAATTCTTTAAAACCATTTGATGGGTATGTCTTTGCTTGTGTAGAAACAACATTGTTGGCATTAGAAATAACACAAGTCCCAAAACTATTCTTGTCTAAAACTTTTGTTTCTCTTGTATCGTTAAAATCGTTAATATCGTGTTTTACATATCTATTTGAGCCTGTTTTTGGAATGATGTTTAAATAAGCAACATCAATATATGTTTCACCATTTACTGCTTTTGTAACAAATACAAGTTTTCCACATTGGTTATAAGCATCTAAAAACTCTCTTAAAGCACTTAATAATGTATAGTTTTCAAAAGTCTTAATAAAGTCAACTCTTTGAATAGAAAAGTTATAATCACTCTCATCTATACGCACCTCAAACTCTAAATTGCTCAAAGAGAATAATCTATTGATAAACTCGCCAACTGTATATGTTTTGTCATTAAAACCACAGTCAATTAAATCACGAGCATTAAAGAGTTCAATAGCCCCAACAAGTTCAATATTATGCACATAGTAAAAACCATTTTCATTTTCATTTCTTTCAATTTTATCGTGTGCTATACACCACCAAGTATTTGTATTTTCATGCCAAAGAATTGTATATGGCTCAATTTCATAGTCAATAAACGACCATACTAAAATACTAATGCTATCTTTTGTGCCATCAATTACTAATGACATATTAAAATCTTTTTCAATTTCGCCAAGTAATTGTCTTTTAAATGTAATCTTATCAAAAATGTAAACATTATCTCTATTCATAATAGCACCTACTTATTTTGATTATATGTCACACGACCTGTAAACACATTTTGAGAAATCTTGTATTGTCCGTGAATAGCACCTACACCATTTTCTAATTGCTTGTAGTTTTGAGCATTCATTTGTTCGGCTTTTTGTCTATCTTTGGCTTGCCACTTTAATAGTAATTGAATAACGAAAGAAATAATAATAGCAAAAGCAGGACCAGAGATACCAATAGCACCTGTTTCGGTGTTTCGTTTGAAAAGACCAAGACCTGCTCTACCAACTCTCATTCCTTTTTCCCACCAACCACCAGTAATTCTATTTAGTAATGGGTTGATAGCACGCATTTTTCTATTATGTTCAACACCACCTTTTTCTCCACCAAAAAGAGAAACCCAACGACCTTTTTTAGCAGTAACCTTTTTAGAGCCTGTTGTTGCTCTTGGTGTTCTGCCCTCGCCAGTTCCACCACCTTTGGCTTGCTTTTGTTCTATGATAAATCTATAAATCGTAGCCATTAGTTATTCTCTCCTTGTAATTGGAAAGTCATAGAAATAGTGAGTGTATCACTTTCGGTGTTTTCAATGTCGATATTTTCAACGATTTTGGCTTGTATTTCTTGGTTGACATATTCGCCCCAAGAACACCAAATCTCATTGATTTTGTAGATAATATTTGGACTAATTTTATCAGCACTTAAACCTTGTGTCCCATATCTTGCATAATAAAATAGTTGCTCTAATAATTCGTTGTTAAAGTCCACGATAAATGTATATTGCAAACTTAATGCAAGAGCGTTGGTGTGGCTATTGTTAATAAACTTATTAGACATTCTTTGAATTGGGTTTGTATTAGCATTACTACCACTAGGCATTTCAAGTGGCTCTAACCAATAGGTTGGGTTATTTTCCATTTCATAGAACTTAACTGGTGTTTCACTTGGAATTAGGTATTTAGTGATGGCAATTTTTAATAAATCATTACCAACTCTAACACCCTTATTAACAAGAGTAGAACTACCACCAAAACTAATCTCACAATACTCTTTTGAATTAAGTGTCTTTGGTGTATCGCAGCGCAAACTATCAAAACTCATTGATAAAACATACTTGTCAAAACTTGTATGTTCTTGTGGGAATAAAATATCTGTAATAGTGCCATCGTTTTCAAGCAATTCGTATGTATCATCATTTAGCCAAGCACTCGTTATTAAGCCAAAGCCACTATAATTTGTCACATAGTCTTGTAAATCTTTTTCCAAATGGTAATAGACATACAAGGCTGTTCTTTCTTGACCATCAATAGTTGCAACTGTCATATTCTCAATGGTATAAGGCACATTTTCTAAAACTACGTGTTGGTCACCATAAATATCAATTTTTGATTTAATAGTGTCAATTTCACTTTCGCTTTCAATGACATAATCAAGGTAAATGTATTTAGCAATAGTTCTATTATCAACTAAAATAGTGTTGCTTGTTGAATGAGTAGAGTTTTCGCTACCATCATAAGCACCAACAACTCTTAATTTGCTATCGTGTTCACAATATAAATAGTATTGTGTGTTTTTTTCAACAATAACGCCTTTCTCACGCAAGTTATCAAAGATTTGGTCTATATCACTAGCGTTCTCAATTTCGCCAATGTAGTTGCCATTTTCGAGTTGGGGTGCATTATCGTTTTCACCAATAGTGCCTACCATAAATGGTTGTGAGTATTGGTTGCCATTTTCATCAACGCAATTAAGTTGAGCCATATCAACTTTACGACCTTTTAACTCTTTGATTACATTATTAATTGTTTCAAGCATTTGGTCGCGATTTTCAAGTCTTACCCTCATTGAGCAAGTCCATTCCATAGGAATAATAAGACTAGAATATAAGTTTGTAATTGTTGGGTTTTCTGGTGCTAAAATAATGCCATTACCAATAAGACCTAATCTATTTTGTTGTTTGCTTAAATCTATAAATGTTTCGACAAATCTATCAACATCATCTTTGTTTTTAAGTTGTTGATAAAAAGAACTAATTGAGATTTGGTCATTACCACCAAAATATTTTGGGTTTAGTAAATGTTGCTCATATAAAGTTTGCACCAATGTTTGTCTTACATATTCAATAGGAAATGTCTTAATCATAATTTAGTCCTCGAAACTTTGAAAAATATCTAATATAGTTGAAATATCTAACCCTAAACTAGTAGCGAACTCATCAACAAGACCACTATCACTTTTTCTTTGTGCTTTTAAGCCAAACTCACTTGCTAGGTCTTTAAGAATGCCACTATCGAGTATTCTATCAATATATTGGTAATGAATGTTAGCGTATGTGTTACTCTCTCTATTAACAAACACATTATTGCCACTACTATCTTTTTCCCAATGGCTTACTTTTGCTAACCTAGAACGACTACCACGAACATTCCTACGATACTCTTGTGTAAATGTCTTGCCATTCCAACTAACAATATTGTAATCACGTTTTCCTTTTTCAACTTTGGCTTGACTACCACGTGTCTTTGTAGTGGACATACCTGCTTTACGAATATAAGGACTATCTTGCAAAATGTGATAATATGGGTGCATTATCTCCATTTGCTCGTTGCCAATATCGAATGTCACAAGGTTTTCACTACTAACATAAGAGTTATCAATAGAATGTCGTGTAGCAGTTCTTAAATGTCTTGGGTCACGATTTTTGTGTTTAACTTTTTCATCTTGCACTCTACCATTTTTTGTTATGTAGGTATTGCCTTTCATATAAGGGAAAAGGTTTGAGCCTAGAAACAACTCAATGAGCCTACGTGAGAATGCGTTGATTTCAAAAGTTGCCATAAACTACCCCAATACTAAATCGCAACTCTCAATTCTTGGTTTTAACATATCTTTGACTAGAATGTTATGCTCAATGTAATTTACAACAATTTCTTGAACGGCATACTTGTTACCATTATCAAGAGTGACAATATCATCTTTGCAAAACTCTTTTGCGCCAAAGACTGTTATAGTAAGTGTTTCCTTTAATTGCTCTCTACCATTTTCAAAACTTGGTGTGAGAGTTAGGTTTTCTTTAATGAAATAAAAAATGTTTTGTTCAAAATCATTGTTTGGTGATTTCCATTTACCTTTTTTATCGTAAACTCTACGGTCACAAAGAATAGGTGTTTTAAAACTCATACGTTTCTCCTAATTAGTCTTGTAATAAATACCTTTTTGGAAACCATTGATTTTGCAACCAAGTTGGAACACTAAAATACCATCGACATATCTATCGACAGGGTTTGTTTCGTTTTGGAAAATCAAATTATAAATAATGTTGTATTGTGCCTTTTGGAAAGCACTAATTTTTTCTTGGCTAGTTCTTTTATCGTTAATACCAAGATATTCAATGATTTTTTGTTCACTACCGAATTGGTCACCAATTTGGCACATTCTATTAATTAAAATGTCATAACCCCTATCAATAATAGCAGGTATCATCGTGCCAGATAGTGCATATTCGTTTAAATCTAAACCCCTTTGGGCAAGATAATTATTGTCGATTTTGTAATTTTGTTCCATAAAGAATACCACCTACTATATTATTTTATCAAAATGAACATTTATTTTACAATAACTATTCAAGTCCCAAGTTTTTAATCAAAGAAACCTAACTCACTAAAATCTATTTCTATATTTTCGTTTTTGCAAAAATCAACCATTTCCCTAGCCCATTTTCCCTCGGTAATCGCATAAGGATAAATGCCTTTTTTCTTACCAAAGTCTATGTCTGTATTATTTGTTGTGATAATTCCATAATTAAATGGTGTATTAGCGCCAATTTTTTCAACTGCTCTTGGTGACAATTCTCTACCATTTATAAGTTCTATTAGTTTTTCCTTATTCCAAAGAGATGGCATCATACTAGTCAACCATTTCTTGCTACTATCACGCAAAGTAAGTATTTCATTAACTTGTAAACCATCAAACGCTGGTTCAAGGTTAATGCCAATTAACTTGTCATCAATATATGTCGATAACTTTTCTATGACTTTGTAATTAACTTGTTTTCTAAAAAATGTATCATCTGGGCATACCAATACTATTTTTGAATTGATTTGTTTTAAGCATTCAACTAGTCTTAATGACCATTTATCAACACTATAATTTGAATGAATTGTTTTGTAATATGGGTTGTTGCTAGTTTCTAAACAATAATAAACTTGTGGGTGATTATACCAATATTTCTCAATACAATGGTGAAACAACTCACTTGTGTATTTAGCGTATCTATCGCAACTCATTACCAATATTTTAAAACTCATAATAAGCCCCTTTCTTTTAGCCACTCTATTTTTTGTGGTGTTTTGGTGTTTATTCTCCAAAAGTAATCTAATTTTATTTGTTGATTATAAACAGCATCATTTCTATTCATTTTTTGATTAACAAACTCACTTAAAGTTTTTGTCATATAATGGTGCAAAAAAACACTTTCTTGTGAGTAGTTTTCATATATTACTACTTTTGAATAGCAAGGTTTACCACTAGGCAATACACTTGGTATCACATTGTTTCTAGTGTAGAAACTAGCAAAGTGTGGTGAGCGTATTACAACATTAGGCATACAACCACGCACAAAAAACTTGCCTTGTATTTCTAGGTTTCCTTTGGTTTTTAAATCTCTCATAAGGCTTGATTTAATTTCGTGGAAAAAACTATCGCATACAGATTTGCCAACATCTCTTTCGATAATGTTGTCATCACCAAATAGTTTCCACCTAACCCTTATTTGTTTGGCAAACGCAAACTTTTTTTGTTCAAGGAATGAATGTATATTATCTATACCAAAAAGAAACTCATCAATATCGCAAAACAAACACCACTCAAACTTATGAGAATTATAGAAATTGGTGTAAATATCGTGTTGCAAATGTTCTTTCTTTTGTCCACGAATATTGATTATTTCAACCTTATCTTTGTTTTCAATGTAATCGCCAATAAAAGGCTTATCTATGTCATCATTATCATAGAGATAGATTTTGTCAAAACCCAATTTCAAATAATGATTAACCCATTCGTTAATATACAAATGCTCATTTTTTGCCATAGCACAAATCACTACTTGCATAATTCTTTAATACCTTTCAAAAACTTTTGTCTAAACTCTTTTAATCTTTCGCTATTAACACAAACAATTTGGTGATTAAGGTCAAAATCTTCATTTAGTTCTGTATATAAGAAATCAATGTCACTATATAATGTCCCATATTTAAATCTTTCGTAAAGTGGATAAATATATTGGTTATGTTGCTTTCTAGTTCTAAAAGCACTTATATGTGGTGTAATCAAATCTTTTATTAAATCAAAGCACTCTTTACAATGCGACCTAATCATAGGTGTAAAAGAATGTAGTGGCAAATAAATATTTTTGTTATCAAAGTCAATTTTTAATCTCTTTGTAATAGAAACACAATTATTATGGCATTGGTAGTTAAAAATGCTATCTCCATATTCAAAAGTTCTTTCTCTCCAAGTAATCTTTATTTTGTCTTTGCTAAAAAAGTTAGTTGGCGCTAACTTTCCAATAGGTAGCATATCATCGTTAGCATAAATAAACTTTTCACTCAAACCTTTAATATTCCACAAAAACATTTCTATCGTAGTTGAATTAAATGTTGGCAAATATTGATTAGGTATAAAGTCTTTGTGCAAAACTATTTCGCAATTACTAGGTAAGTCTTTTGGTGCTTGCTCGATATTGGACAAAAGCAAATAAATCTTGTTTATCCAATGCATATTTTTAGTGACAAGTTTTAATTGATAATCAATATATCTAATACCACTAAATCTATCACCATATAGTTGGACAACATACTCATTTAATCTATGCTTTAAGCAATAGTCAATATAAGTATTTCTCCACACTAAATCTTGGTTATCAACCCAAGGTATTACTAAATCAATATGTGTTGTGTCTTTCATATTCAACTACATTATACACAAAGGAATAAAAAAAGACACCCACTATTTGTGAGTGCCTTATTTAGATTAGTTCAATTAGTTAGAACCTTGGCTCTTAATAATAACGGCAAATGGGTAAGATTTGTCACCTCTAACATAGTCATTATCACTACCTGCTTTGGCGCTAACTCTTGCGACTGGGTTTGGTAAAGCCATACCTAATCTCATTTTGAAACGGAAACCAATCATATCTTGTTGGGCAAGGTTGTATTCCTTTTCACCATCTTTGATAGTTGCCTCTGTTAAGAGTTTCATACTCATATCTTCACGGAATGAATACACGAGATAATTGAAATCACCAACGATGGCGAATGCGCCTGTGCCTGTGAAACCACCTGTGTAGTCATAGTGTTTTGGTAAAGCACCGACTTCACCTTGTTCGGCAGTTAAGACACCAAGGCTTGTAATGGAATTACGGAACGCAGAACGTAAACTTGGTGCGCCAACGATAGCGTTTGGAATAAAGCCACTTTCTTCAACTTTGCTCATAGCATCGCTAACGGCTTGGTAGAATGAAAGACCTGGTGTTCCGTCCCAATTAACAACGGCTTGTGCAGTTGTTGCACCAGCAACGATACCATTGAAATTAGCCCAAGGACTATCGACACCAAAGAATGCTGTGGCATCTAGGGCTTGATAGAAAGCATCAACAACTTGGTCACTAATTGTTGGGACAACCTCGACACCAAAATCTTCGGTATCGGCTAATGTTTCTTCACTAATTGTGACAATGCAAGCCAATGTTTCGGCTTTGAGTGTAACACCCTCCCAAGCAATTTGGGAAACTGGTTTTCTATTGATTTCGCTACCCTCGGCATTGGCAGGGCTTTGAGAGTTCTTAACCCAACCTGCTTTGGCTAATGAACTTAAAACATTGAGTTCATATTCATTTGTGCGCATATCTGGTAATCTACGACCCAATTCAAGGGCTTTTGAACGACCACGTAACGCTTGGATAATTTCTTGTGCATACTCTTTTGGTAGCACAACATTTTTATTGGTAATTGCCATACTAACTTTTCTCCTTTACTAATTACCTGTAAGTTCTTTAAGTGCCTCGCCCATTTTATTGTAAGCCTCTTGCTTTTTATCAACTGGTTTTTGATTTTGAGCATTTGGAACTACTGTTGAGTGAGTTGCACCTTTTGGTTGGTAACTATCATACTCTTTCTTAATATCTTTGACCACTTTATCTAAATCGCCATCTTCGGCATTAAGTAATCTAGTATCGTTCTTGAAAAAGTCTGGTAGTCCCTCTTTGGCTAATCTTTTGGAAATCTCGCCACTCTTTTTATAAGCACGTAATTCATTTAATTCCTTTTGGTCAGCCTCTTGTTGCTCTTTGATTTTTTCTTGGGCAAGTTCTTCGGCAGTTTTTCCTGCTTGCTCTTTGGCTTTTTTAAGGTCATCATCAAACTTTTTACGTTGACTAGCCATTTCGCCATTGTGTTTAGCAGTAAGTTCATCTGTTTTTTCTTGCACCTTTTGTGCGATTAAATCATTGAGTTCTTGTTCGGTTTTTGGTAATTCTACCATATTATTGTGTCCTTTCTCCTAGATATAGTGCTAGGGTCACTATAATTGGCTCTCGCCACTCTACTACAAGTTAGTAGGCAACTTTTTATAATAAGTCTTGCGACTAATTACCTATATCTTGGGACTTGCCATTGATAAAGTTTTGTTTGTTGTCCATTTGTTTAGAACTTTGGACTTTTTCATTTTGCCTTTCAATGTTTGTTTGGTTAGTCCCCTTATTATTATTTTGTTGTTTTTGTTCTTCCAATGCAACCTTTTCGTTATATTCATTCATTTCTTTGATATAATTATCGACATTTGGAATAGAGTTGAGCCATTGTAAAGCAATACGTGGTGCTAATAGTTTCTTATTAGCAAGGTTGACTATCATATTAGTTGCATCTACATCATTGCTTGGTAATGTATGTGTATAAACTAAATCAACATTTTGTAAATCAAACTTAATTTTTTCGTATAAAGACTTGTCATTCTTTTCAACAAAGTCTAATGTTAATTCTAAAACCTTGAAATAACCTTTATTAAACCATTTCTCTTTTTGTAAGCATAAATCTAATAATGGTTTTGTTTTGGCTTTTAACACAGGGTCACTAGCGTTTTGTGTGAACTCGGTGCTAGTAAAGTCTGGAATATGAGTAATGTAATGTATTTCATTTTTATAGTCATCACTCAAACTTTGAATATCTTTTTGGTTTAATGGGTTTGTTAAGAAACGAGCATCGGCATTATCGCCCTCTAATGGCAACACCCTATATTCTTTAATGAGTTTAATTGCCTTTTCTGCCTCATCTTCATCACCTAAACGAGCATTCTTAATGAACAATAAGTAGTTCATAATGTCATCTACGTTTTGGAAACGATTATTTTGTAAAGCGCTATATAAAGCAATAAGCGTTAATGCAGGTTTAATATCGCTAATACATTCTTTGTTGTTTTGGAACTCAACGATAGGAATGTCATTAAAGCCGTGTTCGGTTTGATATGAATACTCTGCACCATTGATTAAAAATAAATTAAATGGATAAACCTTAAATGCCTCTTTTGTAGCAACAGACATATTAGTTGTGTAATAAGCAAAGATTTTTTTCTTTGTATAAATCAAACAAACATATCTACCTTGGGCATCTTGGTCGGTATCGAAATAGATATAATACGCAAATAAGCGTTTCATAGCCACCGAGCAGTCATAGACAACATTTGTGTATCTTGGGTCTAATGAACGATATTTAGGGAAACTATCACCAATATCGTTATAAACACTTAAAAAGCCACTACCGACCTTGGAACTATCAAGTGCCACATTAAAGATTTCTTCTTCAAACTCGTTGTGCTTTTGATATAGCGAAAACTTACTAATTCTTTCTTTTTCTTTGTCTGTGCCATTTGACACAATGTCTGGAACTCTACCAAGGAATGTAGATGTTGCATCATCTACTAATGGCTTAACTAAATTATGTTGCAAATCTAGTTTGAGTTTTCTATTTAAGTAGAATGGGCTAGTAGTGTCACTATTATAAAGTTTATATTGCAAATCAATAAGTTTAATATTTTTGCCGATGGCATCTTTCCAAAATACTTGATACCAAATAATTTTCTTGACTACGCTATCAAGACCAATTCCTGTTTCTAATGTTTGTTCATCAACATTCATTCTAATCATATTAAAAACCTCTTATTGCTTTTGCAAACGTAGAATAGACCTCATTTGTTTCTACTCTACCACCATATCTATATTCATAGTTTAACAAGTATTGTGAAATTGTGTCAACAAAGTCATCGTGGTCTGTGTTAGGAAACTTTAAAAGTTGTTCGATATAATCTTCAATATCTTTACATATTTCTTCACTTGGAAAATATACGTTGTGACTTTCAAAATAAGGACTAACAGCATTAAGTCTATCCTCTTTGCTAATGTTTTTTGGGTCATAAGGAACAATACCACTAATTTCATTTGTAAGCATTTCGATAGTGGCTCTACCATTAGCGCGAGCCTCAATTAACTTTTTCCTTAATTGTGGGTATTCGCCACAAATAACTTGAATTGTCCTAATTGTTTCTTTGAAACTAGCACGTTTATCAAAAATCTTTAACAAGTAGTGGTCACCACCATTTCTACCCCATAAAGTCATACAATATGGGTCATTGTCTTTTTTAATACCACCAAAAGATAAGTCGCAACTCAATACAATTTCCTCAAAACTAGCAGGTCTTGAACTACGTGTATAGTATTGTATGTCATCTCTTTTAATGATATTGCCACCATCAATAAATGGTTTGCCTTGGTAGTTAGCGTTGAATAACTTTTTGCCCATAGCCTTTTTAGTTCTTTCAAGCCAAGCGCTATCAAAGCCTAACTCTGGGCATAATGTTTCACCAATTCTACGATTAAGCAATTTATCAACACCTTTTTCCCATTCGGCAGGAATATTGATATATAACCAGTCACCAGTTTTCACTAATTCACCAATAAGGTCATCATCGTGCCACCTTGTATGAATAACAATAACTGCGTTTCCCTCACCCCTAGCACGAGTTAAAACAGCACTCTTAAATACATTAGATATAGTATCTCGTAGTGTTTTATTGTCGGCATCTATTGAGTTTTTGTAAGGGTCATCAATAATAATCAAACTACCACCGTGACCTACGATACCACCTTGAATACCAACACCCATAATTCCACTATCACTACTTGGTGTTTCTTTCTCACCTACTTTGTGCATTTGGAATAATGTTTTATTATCTTGCGATGTATTAACCTCAATGCCAAATATGTCTTTGCCATAATTTTTAATGAGTTGCCTATTATTGTCACTAAACTCCTCTGCCAAATCTGCATTATAAGCAGTTAAAATAGCCCAACGCTTTGGGTTTCTACCAACATACCAACTTGGTAAAGTTTTGGTAATTACAGTAGATTTCCCGTGTTGTGGTGGAACGCTTATGCAAAGTCTTACAGTTTGCCCATTCTCTATTTTTTCAACCACACTTTGGCAAATATTGGCTAATAAAGAGTGGAACTTTGTGATAATAAAGTCTGGATAAACATATTTAAGATAATTGATATAACTTTCTTTAACTTTGCGTTTTTGTAGTTCGTTTTTAAGAGCGAGTTTTTGTTCTTCGCTCATATTTTTGTATATACTTAAAACATCTTCCTTATGTTCGTGTTCTATTTGGACACTACCACTAGGTTTCTCACGCAATTTCTTTAATTCTTCTTGTTGCTTAATGGCTTTTTCTTTGCGTATTTTATTTAGTTTAGTTTGGTCAATACCATTAATCTTCGCCATCTAAAACCTCGTGTTGCATAGCGCTCATAATAAGGGCTTTATCTTTTTCGCTCATATTTTCGACAAACTTTTTCATTTCGTCGTTCTTATTTTCTTGCTTGTCACCAAATTGCTCGCTTAACTTATGTTCGGCAAGGAACTTTAAAAGATATGGGTTTGGTGGTAGTTCTTCATCATACTCAACTAGTTCGTATTTCTCACCAGTAACTTTGCCCCTTTCATCATAAATCTTGACTTTTAGTGGCACTTTTTTTCTAATTTTTTTGCCACCAATAGCAGTTTGGAAAAGACTACCTGCGACAACTAAATCTGCCATAGCCCTACTATGACCCATAATCATAAGCAAAGTAGGACAAACTGTGCATAAAATTGCCCATTGGTGCTTATCTAAATCAAGGTTTTTTCTAATCTCCTTATCACTAGCGCCATTTAAAGCCCAATTACTTATATTAGCGAGTGTTGATTTAGAGATTTGAAAGTCTTTTAAATCTTGGCTTTTATCAAGCAATTTATTGACATAATCTATATCTGTATTCTTTATAAGAGTATCTAATGTTTCATCTTTTTTCATAGTTTTAAGTGGTGGTAGGTGTAAAGTGACACAACGAACTCTACACCCACCATATAAATTATATTAGTTTGGTTTTTCTTCGACAATAACGTGCTTGATTTTTCCATCTTTATACATTAATTCCACGTTCTTACCCTCGGCTTTTGCCTTTTCAACCATTTCTTGTTCTTTTTTCTTTTCTTCTAATTCTTTATCACATTTGGCAAATGCAATTTCTCTTGCCTTAATAAAGTCTTTAAAACCTTTATCTGTGTCCCAATGTTTGATTTTCTTGGTATCGCTCATAACACGAGTAGCGCTTACAAAGAAAGCCATATTATTAACGATAAATGAGTTGTATAAGTCCACTAGTATTTCGTTGTGTTTAACATTCCTAATAATCTCGATGGCTTTTTTGCTCTCTTGAATGACCTTTTTTGTAATTTTTATATCGTTTACATTTTTTACAAGTGTGAGATTAAATTGCATTATTGCAATAGTGGTTTCTAAAAGACTGCACAACATAGTCTTTAAACGAGCATTTTGAACAATGCCTTTATTTTTCATTTCGCGTCCCATATTTTCTATCAATTTCCTTTCTAATAGCGTTGTCTTTTCTTTTGCAATAAATTGCATAACTAATAATAGCGCTAACTAAAACAACAAGTGTGATACTTGTCACTAATAATAAAATAATGAATAACCAAATAGGAATAGTAATCATAATTCTACCTTTCTAACCTTGGTGCAACCGTGATAAGGTCTATATTTATTGTGATTAACAGGGTCAATTACGCAAAACTCTTGCTTAATATATGTATTCGCGTGTTTTTCCCTAACTACTGTGAACATATCACCAATTTCTAACTCTTTGTAAATCATCTTAATTCTCCTTAATCTAGGTAATTCTTGCCAAATATGGCTATAAAACTCTCATTTGGGTAATATTTATTAAATAATTGTTGCCCTATTTTGCGTAAATAAAGCATTTTTTCGTAATTATTATGCACACCATTAGTGCCTCTGTGACATTTATCACACAATGGCACTACTAACCCATATTTAGTGGACTTTTTGCGATTAACACCACTAAAAATATGATGTATTTCTATATGAATTGTAGAACCACACAAGAAACATTGGTTATAAGTGCTAATTATAGATTTTCTATAATTGTTTTCCATCGTTTTCTCCTTTTGTTGGCTCATTTAATAGTGGTTTTATCTTTCTTTTTTTACGAGATTTTATCTTATTAAATAGTGCTTTCATACCTATTGCAGTAAATGTGACAAGCAAGATGAATGGACTACCAACTGGACTTGCCCACCATATCCAAACTGCCGTTCCAATACCTGCAAACCACTTGGCTAAATCTGTTGTCCACCCACTAATAATAGCGAGTAAATACCAAACCCATACACTACTAGACCACAATAATAACGAAATAATAATGAAAATAGCGGTGCGCCAGTCCCTTATGTTATAGAATAACCAAACAAAAGGAAATGCGATAAGATACCATACCCAAGACCAAAATCTTTGCCATTTGGTTGGTTTTAATCGAATGTGAGTTTTCCATAATAATTGTTTTTTCTTATATGCTTGTTCTAATTCTTTAATCGTCATTAGTCATTATAAATAAACAACTCATTAGTGGCTACAAAGTATTCATTATGAATAGACATTTCATTTTTCCACAATGTTCCAACATTCAATTCATAGACATTCTTTGGTGGCACTACTTTATAGTGTTCTCCATCATTCTCATCAAGATACACTCTATAAGCGTGTTCCTCAAACACATATAAATAGAATACATTAAAATAAACACTTTCATTTACTTTATTACTAGTAAAACTACTAGGATAACTAATATCGTATGTGTTTCCTTTACAACCACTAATAAATAATAAGAGTGGTAATACTAAATACTTATGTTTCATTGTTGTGTCTTATCCTTTCCCCTATATTATAAAGAGTGTAAACCATATCTTACAATTATAAATCAATACTAATTATCAAAATCTTATACACTGTCTAATAAATTATACTTTCTTTTGTAAACCTATTGTTTTTTCTAAATTAGATGTGTAAGATGAAAGGGAGCGCCAACCATATATGGCTAATAGATAGAATAATAGATAGTGACACTACCATTAAAGTAAATTAAAGTAAATCAAGATTTGAGATTTACATTTTTGTTTGTAGGTATTGTAAGGGGCTTGGGTCTATATATACAATACGCATATATATTGATATACCCCACCTATACAACATTATAATATTAGTTAGTTATGACTAACTTGTAATAATTACAACTTGTAAAAAATATAGTGCTTATTCTTTTATAAAACTTATTCGCTCATAATCACATAATATACATTACTTTACTATATTGAATTATTAATATATCACGCTTGTAATATGTGAGAATATAGCCAAATACCATTTAATTAAGTTTTAAGCACCATTTAAGCCACTTTTGTATATAGTCGTGTGTGTTTTATCATTGTTATATGCTTTTGTGTCTTATTTAGGCTATTTCATATATTTATATAGTTAGTGGTGACTAACCAAAGCAAGCAATAAAAAAAACACGCCATTATTAGCGTGCTTTTATTTAAGTGTTATATCGTTTAGCGTTTAGTCATTGTAAAAAGCATATTTGCGATGGCGTAACAATGTAAAGTAAAGTGTTTTTAATTCCTCATCGCTTTTATTACTTATATAATTTTGCGCTTGTTTTCTGTTGTCGCATATACCAAACGCTAACAGCATATTAACTATTTCATTTTTCATATTTTATTGACCTCTTATTTTTTAAAAATTGCTTGTTTAAGTGTTTGCGCGTTTTCGCTGTGTGTTTGCGCTTGTATCTTTGCGTATTCATTAATAATTGACGGCATTAATAACAGGCGTGTTGTGTCGGCAATAGAGCGACAATAATAAACGGCTATTTTTTCTAATTGTGTGCGCGCCTCACTTGTTAAATTAATAGTAACTTGTTTGTCATGTTTTTGCGTTGTTTTCATATTAGAAATATACCTCTATATCATTTAATTTAATGGCGTATTTTTTGCCGTTTTTAATAACATAAAACTTAAAAATATTTGTCCCGTCGTGGTGCGTTGCGCTCAATGTTAAAGTTGTGTTTTTTCGCTCAAAATAAAGCGCGTTTATATCCTCAAAACAATATAAAACAGCGTTATATAAACTATTAAAGTGTTTTTGCGCTTGTCGTTTGCCATACCATAAGCCCAAACACGCGACAACTAAAATACTTTTATAATTATTATTATTGTCGTATGCGCTTAAAGTGTTTTTAATATCCTCATAGTATGCGTTTATATTGTTTTGCGCCTCATCGAAAATATTATTGTCATTTATTGGCGTGTCATTTTCTTTAAGATATTCGCAAATATCACTTTTATAATTTTGCACGTATTCGCAAACATCGTCACTGTAAATTATTATTTTTTTGTCGTTCATCGCTTTAATACCTCACTTTTTTTAAAATATCTAATATTATTTTTTTGCTTTTTTCATCGCTTAACGCTTTTTTCAATGCGCTTTTATCAATGGCGTTTTTGAATAAATTATTTTTTGTTTTTTTCATTATTGCACACCACCCAAAGCGACAATATCGCTAATATTAAAAGACATAACAGGCGTTAAAACATTAGCGCGCTTTTTTTCATTTATGCCGTTGTAATAATCAGTTTCTGTAATTGGCTTATCATTATAAAAATAAGTTGTTTTTGCTTTTTGTCTGTGATTATTAGTTAAATAAACCATTAGCAAAGTATTATTTGTATTAGTATTTTGTTTTAAAATATGCGGTATTATAACGCGCTCATATTCTTTATGCGTTGGCTTTTTATTTGCCTCTTTTACTTGTTTGATATTGTAATAATTTACAAAACGGCAAACCATTAAAACACGTTTAACAAAGCCGTTTTTGTTTGTCACTTTTTCAATACTTGCGTATGTGCCTGTTTTATAGTTTTTAAAAAACTTTAAAATATTTTCAATAGTCATATTTTTAAACCTCTATTTTAATTTTTCATTAATATAAATATCTTTGTTATTTTTTTTATAACATTTTAAACATAGCGCGCATTTTTTCGCGCAGTTTTGCACAACGTTTTTAATATTGTCATTGTCGTAAACTGTAAACAATTTTATATTTGTCGCGCCTGTTTTCTGTTGGATAATATCGCGCAACTTTTCAAACATTGGTAAAGCGTTATTTAAAAACGGCGATGATATAACAATATTTACATTTTTAGGCGCTTTTTCTGTTAGCAATAATTTTATGTTTTTTGACCATAACGCAAAACGGCAATATTCATTATATTTTGCTATTTTGTATAAGTTTTTTAAATGCTTGTCGTTTTGCAAATCACTAAACGCTTCAAAGCGAAAATATGAAGCGTTTATAATTGGTATTTGTCGCGCGCTTAAATTGGTATACTTTAAAAGCAAAGTATTATAAATAAGTGTTGGCGTTAATTGCTTGTAAATATTAAGCGTTTTATCAGCATAACAATTATGACAAATTGTTTTTTGATTATCTTTTAATGATAAGCAAGTATTACAAGCAAGTTTGTATGTACTTAAACTATTAATATTTTGCATTTTGCCTGTGTGCTTTGTAATTTTTAACAAATAATTATTTGTTTTTTTGTTATTTAGTAAATCAAAAGCAAGTGACAAAGCCTCTTTGCACGCATTTAAAGCGATATAATTATTATTATATGTTAATGCGTAATTGTTTAGCGTATCAATTAAAATTGATATTTCTTTTTTTTCTTTTTCTGTTAACATTTTTTAAACCTCTTTTTTTATTTCTGCGTTTTTTTACGTTGCGCTAACGCTTTAATAATTTACAATTATTATGTTTTCATTTTGTATCACCTCACTACGCTTATATATTACACGTGCAAAAAGTGTATTGCAATAACTAAATAATTTTTATAATTTTTATAATTTTCTTTTTTGCGTTGGTATGCTTTGCGAAAATAAAAGCGATGATAATAAACAAATATAACTTTGTTTTTAGCCTAAAAACCACTAGACAAATACGCTATAAATATATGACAATGTTGCTATAAAGTGACCCAAAAATGACCCCAAAATTGAACACCGAAATTGAGGCTATTTTTTTCACCCCTAAAAGTCCCAAGATTTAGACCTTTGAAATTAGAACAAATCTCGTGAGAAAAAATCTCATAGGGCTTATTTTGGAATGCCTTTATCAAAATAGGAAAGGTAGGGGCTTATTTTTTTAAACTGTGCAAGATTTCTACACACTTTTGTAAATTAGTTCAAAGGTGTTTGAACAAATAATCGAAAAAATCAATATATTTATAGGTTTTTTTCATTTTTCTTGCAAATTAGTTCAAAATAATTGAACAAATAAGATTATTTTTAAGCATAAAAAAAGAGCAACCTTTCGGTCACTCTCTGTTCTTTGGAGGTTTAAAGATGTAATGTTAGAAAAGTCACAACTTTAAGCGTGATTAGTATAGCAAACGAATAAATTATTTGTCAAAACAATTTCACTTTTTCTACGTTTTTAAGTCGATAATTTAATCGCCTATATTCATCATACACAGGTTTCCAAATCAACTCACATTGTTTGCGCTCATTTGGTAGGTAATGTTCCATTGTTTCTAATTGTTCTTGTAAATCAAGACTAAACGGGCAACCTTTGCAACCTGTTCTTTTGAAATTGTATGGTTGGCAATAAAGTGGGCAAAGCGCTATGCTCTCTCTCTCTATCAACCAATTTTCCCATTGGTCATCAACTTTGATTAGTGGGTGAAAGCGTTTGACGTTGCCTTGTTTGTCGGTCAAGATACACCCTTTAATAGATGCCCTTTCCCCACCCTCACTATTTCGCATACCTGTTATGGCTATATGCCGATTAGATGCCTTTTCCCACTTGTGAATTGGCTCTTTTTTAAGTTTGCGACAACAGTTATCACTTAACTTTAATGTGAACTCGCTTGTAAATTGGTATAAAAGACTTTTAGGGCAACGAAACTTGGTGTTGCTTTCAATTATGCCTAGATACCTTTTTACGCTTAAACCAATACCACTATGTTGATACACCATAACATTATGAGAATGTTGTTTGCTTTTGAATGGATAACCATATTTTTCCAACATAGGTTTAATGGCTTGTGTTGGGTTTAAGATAATAAATCTATTGTCTTTTTGCGCTAACCCTTTAACAAAATCAACGATGGCTTGATATTCAATGCCTGTGTTAATAAAAACTCTTGGTATTTGGTTGTTTGGTAATGCTTGGTCTAATAGATAATGCAAGATAGTGCTATCTTTACCACCACTAAACGATAGATAAAAGTTTTGTTCACCATACTTGTTGATAGTGTCTTTAATGACATTGAGCCTATCAAATAGTAATAGTTCATTGTCTATCATATGCTTTTCTCGTCTGGGTAAAAGTCTTTAACTCTGCACTTTAACGCTCTTGCTAACGCTACCAAAGTTGATAGTTTGGCTTTCTTTGGGTCATTTCGCCCTGTTTCAAGCGATTTTATCGTTTCAATGTCTATTTTACTTAACTCGCTTAATTCGTTCCTAGAAATGCCTTTTTTAGTTCTTATCTCTTTTAATACAAAATCATTCATTATTTTTTCTCCTTTGTTCCTAATAAGTCATCAATAAGGTTAATCATTGATTTTTCTTCTTCTAATTTCATTTTTTCATAACTTGCCAAGTCCATTTGTTTTATGTCCATTGATTTAGGCACATACCACGCTTGCAAGCCATAGGCATAAAATATCGTTTTCTTTTGCACAAAGTCATATTTAAACTTGCCATAGAAAGTAGCGTATTGCCCACACTTTAAGGTAAGTAATTGCCTACGAGCGTGATTATATTGCACGATGATTTCTCGCCAATAGTTTTTGCCAAAGTTGATATAAACCAAATCAAAGTTTTCGCCTTGTTTAATCTTGATTACATAACCAACACCCAAACACCAACGATATTTGGCTCTCTCACTATCAACACCAAAGATAAATAGTGTTTCACCACGAAAGCACCTAACCATATTAAATACATCTGGGACTTGGTATTCTTCGACAGCCTTGTTTCCTAATTTAACTTTCATAATTCAATAAAACAAAATGACTGTGGCGCACGAGTTAATTTGTAATTGTCTTTAATGGCAGCAATTTCGTTGTTGATTTTCAAGTCAATTTCGGTTTTGTATCTTCTTCTTTCTTCTCTATTCATAGCGTTAAGAATGTATTTTTTAGTTGCTATAACCGAGTTTTCATAACCGACTTTATAGAACTCACTAATCTCTTTTGGCTTATCAAAGATTTCTAGGTCATTGATGTGAATGGCATAACCATAATCACCTTTTAGATATTTAGCAAACTCATGTCTTGTTAAACACGCTTGTTTTTCTAAATCTTCGGTATTTAGTGTGTCAGTATAAACGCTTGTAAAATCACTACGATAGTTATAACTAATTTCTTCCGCAGTGGCGTTGAAACGAGCGACTACTTTGCCATTAAGAATACGATTAGCATTTACGCCTTTAATTTCGTTAGTGGTTTCTAATTCATATTCTATTTTTGAATAGTCTTTATATTGTTTTTCTTCCACAAGATAACCTTTACTTGTATCTTTCGTGCAATATATCAACATAGGTGCGACACCTTGTTCAGCAATCAATTTGTTAATCGCTTTACCAATAGTAGTGCCTTTTCTAATCTCATCTTTCTTAATGCCATTTAATATCTTTCCCACCCATTGTGGGCGAATACTAATCAATGTTGCTTTTTTTATTTTCAAACCTTTTTTGAAATAAACATATTTTTGCGTTTCAACTTTATTTTGTAGTTCTTGGTTGTCTCGGCTACCTTTTAAGACCATATCTACAAACTCGTCTTTGTTCATAACAATACCTCTTTTAATAAGTTATATTCTTCTTTCGTCAGTCTATCTCTTGAAAATTGATGACCTCCAGTGTTAATATCATCTTCTTCGTCCATATATTGTTCCCAAGTCCATTCATCTTCTAGGATTTCAATAAATGCTCTAGTATCAACTCGTTTTTCTTTAACAATCTCTAATGCTCTTGCTTTGCGATAATCTTCTTGAATATTAACAATAGCACTATTGAATAGGTCACGATATTTTTCATCTGTTTTAACATTGAATATCTCGCTAGTAATATCGTCCCAATTATAGCGCTTCGCTATTTCTTTAATTTCTTGATATTCTTTGAGTTCTTTTTCAATGATGTCTAATGCGCCAGATATATATAAGCAATCAACAGCACTTTCTCTTTCAAACTTAAATATAAAAGTTTTCAAATCGTTTATTATTTCTTTGCTAGTAGGTAATCCATTTTCGTTCATATTTATTTCCTCCTTAATGGAACTTTTATTTTTTGCAAGTCTTTGAATAGATTTGCTCTATCATCAACACCAAAACAAACCTCGTTCTCATTATCTCTATATTCGTAAACATATTTATTCGCCAAATTAGTCCACTGTTTTCCACTTAACATTCTTGCTTTTTCTATAAGTTTGCAATTAAGTTTTGGGCAATTATCGTAACCTTTGCATTCTTCACAAATACCACCATTAAAAACCCAACCACAAAGCCATAAACCTTTTAACGAACACTTATCTTTCATTTTCTTTCTCCTTTTTCAATTAAAAATGCACCAAATGCAACTAATAGCGTGGTTGAAAAACTTCCTACACCAACAAAACCTAATGCAAATAACATATTTACTATCGGCATTTGATATATTTGCGCAACACGGTATAAGAGTGAACCTATAATTAAGCAAGTTAAACCACCAATTAATAAAACTAAATTAACAAAGATTAAAATCGAACCAAATATCTTCTTTCTCATAACAACTCTAATTCTCCTTTATCATTCATTTTTGCGACATAGATAAGTCCTTTATCAGTCCATATCGCACCATATAATTCTCCACCATTTTTGTTTATTTCGGCATTATATTTTTCCATTTCGGTATAAGATAAATGTTGTGTTAAATATGGCTCATTGTTTTTATAAACTACTACAAACTCATCACACAATTCTTCTATAGTGTCAGCTTGTGCGATAATATGGTCTTGAAAATGAGGCAAATATAGTTCTTGCCCTTTTAAGACAATAAAATCATCTTTCACTTTATATATTCCATCTTTCGTTCTAATGTATTTCATTACTTATCTCCTATCTCATCTAATTCTTTCATAGTTTTGTCCCATTGTTCTTCCCAATTATCACTTTCTTTATTTTTATTTTCTTTACTGTTTACTTTACTTTCATTTATTTTAATTTCCTTTACTTTAATTTCCTTTACTTTAAGGGTTTCCCTTTTATGGTTTTTCCATTGATATTCATTATCAACAAGGTCAACCTGTGCAAGATAAGAAACAAATAAAGTTGTTAAGCCATTTCTTGGTCTATTGTGCTTAAACCAATGTCTAATCAAGTAAGTTCTGTTGTTGTGCTTGTCAACAAACTCAAAGATAAAGCCTTTATCAATAAGTTCTTGAATGCTATCAATGTATTTATAATTGAATAACACATTGTCAAACTTTTCTTCGCATTGGTCTAGTGTGTTTGCGATTACTCGCCCATTACCCACAAAACCTTTGTCATCGGCATTCACAATAAACATAAAGTAAACTAATTTGGCTTTATTGGAAATATTGTCTAAAAAGCCACCAAAATTGAGAAAGTCACAGTTAATTAGTCTTTGTCTTTCCATAGCGATTAAATCTATCCCCTTTCCATTTTTGGCTTGGTATCACTTGCTCTACATAACATTTGTCGCAAGCATAACCTTTATTATATGGCTCGGCACTATGGGGTATATCTCCACATAATCTCCCACAAATGCAACATCTTCTCATTAATGGCATATTAGTCATTCTCTCTTTCTTTGCATAACATATCAAATTGTTCAAAGTTCATATCACCAAGTTCTTCACTTTCATCGTATTCACTTGGGGATAACTCTTTATAATTGTGACATTTGTCACTATCTTTTAAATCTTGTTTTACCAAATCAAGCAAAATTGCCACACCTTGTAATGTCATTGTGGTTAATTCGCTTGTTGAATAGTTAAGCAAACCCCAACTAACCACATTTTCTCTTGTGTAGTCTAGTTTCACAAACTTGTTTTGGCTCACATAATAGTAAAATAAAGTTTTTTGGCTATGCTTACCACCATAGACCTTGTGGGACAAGGAATAACCCTTATCAATTAATCTTTGTTCTAATTTAGTCACTTTTCTTTTCATACTGTTAATTCCATAGACATAAAAAGTCTTTTTCTCTACACATAAACTTTGTTTCTTTTTCTGTTTTCACAATAACAAAGCCATTCTCAAACACGACATTTAAGCATTCATCTTTTTTAATATCAACACTTACTTGTTCTGGTCTTTCACACGCTATAAACGTAATTGTTACGTTGTGTGGCATTTCTAATATTCGTTGTTCAATATCTTTCATTTTGTAATTACTCTACCTTTCTTGTGGAATGGGTCTTTGTATTTCCCACTCTCCATATATGTATTTTGTGGTTTCTTTGGTCTTGTCGCTATGAATGTCTTATATTCTTGACATTCTCCGTGACAAAAAGCGTGTCGTTTGTCACAGTTTCTACAAGGACATTCCCTTGGGTCGTAGTTGCAAATGTTAAAATTGCTTGTCATAACCCCACCTCTTTTAATAAGTCATATTCTTCCTCATCACATTCATATAAAAACGCACTACGCATTGATGATGGTAATTTTCTTTTAATAATCTCTAATGCTTTATCAGTTTTCTCTTTGTCTTTAAGTTCTTTAACAACAATATTTAAGTTTTCTTCGACTTTCATATCGTTGTATTCTCTACTTGCTACACTCATTTTTGTATAATTCAATACAAGTAAATTAAGTAAATTATTTAATGCCTCTAAACCTTTATTCATATCTAATTCTCGCTTTCTAAAATAAAGAAAGTTGTTGAATAACCTCTTTATCTTCTTTTTCTTGGGCTTTATCTTGGTCTAATTCCATAAAGCCACCTTTAATATTCATATCGTAGCGTTTGTTATCGCCTTTTGGAAAAGGCAAACTCTCAACAAGAATATTCGCCATTACTCTCTCTCTCTCTCGCTTGTCTTGTGCGATTATTTTGTAATAGCGACTTTTTGTTTCTTTGTTGATTTTACAAACGTATCTATCACCCAATAACTTTTTACAATGTTCGACACTACCAGAGCCATATCTACTATTAAGCACTCTCTCGTGAACACGCTTGCCATCAATATAATGCTCTTTTACAGGTCTGCTTTGACCATAGTAAGTAAAGCCACTTGCTTGATAGCAATATCCGTGGTGTCCTACTGTGTTATCGGCATAAGAAATAATGATTTTAATATTGGGCATATTTTCTTTAAGCCATTTACACGCTTTGGCGATGCAATAA